GATGAGTGGTATAAAAAATATGTTAGTGAAGATGGTAATCATTGGGTTGAAGATGAAAAAATTTATACACTAGCAGAGGAACATTATAAATAATTAATCTTTATTATCAGAGGGTATATCAACTATATCCTCTGATACATCAATCATATCCGATTGATTATCTTCCCAACTTATCTTAATTGATTGATCTGTTTTAACATTTTGTACCTTATTATCCGAATATAAATCTGTTAGCTTGTTAGCAAGGAAGGTAATAAATTTAGTTTTTTCTCTGATCCACAGTATCTGATTAGGGTTTTCTATTTCTTGATATTGGAATACTTGTAAGAGTTTATCAATTAAAGTCTGAACACCATTCTTTCTAGCTTCAGTTATCCTCTCGTTCAGTTCTGGATTTTTTTTTAAGAAATGATAAAATTTCATCAAGCTGAACTG